TCAGCGTCTTTGAATCTAAACCAAGTAAGCCTGTAATACTAGACCTTACCTTAGACATCATAGATAACATGCTTATTGTTACTCCGCCTAAAGAAAACATAACGCTTACCGAAGAGGTATCACAAAATGCCAAAGCAAATATATTAGATTTCAATGACCTTGATATTGATTACCTTGATGAAGATTTTTTAGGCGAGGATGAATTAGAATTTACCGAGCTTGATATTAATTATCTTGATACCAATTTTTTAGAAGACTTACTTAATGTATTAGACTCATTAGCTGTAGGAGAAGATGAGGATGTATTAGCAGATGCAGGTGGTATTAACTTAACAGGTACTAGAATAGGACAAGATCCAGATACTCAAATAACTACTTTAGTTCAAGGTGATATAATTAGTCTTAGAAGAAAGGTAAACGACTCAGTTAGATTAGATCTTAATGGTAATGGTTCTTATACTTTAATTATTATTCAAGACGGAGTATCTAATGTTGTTAAGATCAACGGTGGTGGCGACTCTAATATAACAATTACGCAAAGTGAATAAACTATTATTACCAATATTATTACTTCTTAGTTTGCCTTTGGTATTTCAAAGCACGCCTACAGAAATACTTAAGCTTAAGATATTTGATTCTTTAGTTGCAGAACAAGAACCATCTGGATACTTTACTATTTTAAACATCTCAGAAGAAGATGTGCGTGAAAGAGGAGGATGGCCATTTCCTAGAAGAGACTTAGCGCAACTGCAACTAGATATTCTTTCTGAAGGTGCTATAGGAATTGGTTGGGTTGTATCTTTTAGTGAGCCAGATAGATTTGGTGGTGATGAGTTCTTCTCAACAGCATTAGAGCTTGGGCCAACTGTTTTAGCTATGTTTGAAAGTTCTACTGGATCATATCCTCCAACTACAGGTACGGTTGTATTGGGTAACGATGTAGGTGGTTATATGTCACCTGGTATTGTAGAGAATGTAGATGTATTAAAAGAACAAGCTACCCAAGGTATTGCATCTGCTCCAGTAGATATAGATAACTTGGTTAGAAGAATACCATTACTAATGAAAACTCCTGAAGGGTGGGCGCCTTCTTTTGGAACTCAAGTGTTAAAAATACTTGCAGGATCTAATACTTATATTATAAAAACTAATGATAATGGATTAGAAGAAATAGTTATAAAGGGGTTAGCTCCAATTCCTGTAGATAATTATGGTCGTAAATGGATTAGCTGGGTAGATACACCACAAACAACTTTAGAAGAAATGGATGTAGAAGGTAAGTTTGTTTTTATTGGAATTACAGCTAATGGAATCATGCCACAAATTGCAACTCCATCTGGATTATTAGAGCCACATAAGATACAAGCGGCATTATCTGAGTCAATTCTTATTGAAAACTCTCCACATATTCCAGATTTTGCAATTGCTTTAGAAATTTTAATTTTTTCAATATTCGTTACTCTGACATGGCTGTCAATAAACTTTCTTGGTATAACTAAGGGCGTAAGTGTTGCTGTAGTTTTGCTTTTAACCACGGCGCTCTCAGGCTTTTTTAGCATACAAAAAGGTTATTTAATAGACTTTTCTTGGACTTTTATCTCACAGTTCATAACTGGAGCTATTGCCTTCTATTTAAACTTTAGAAAACAGTTTAAATTACGCCAACAAATTAAAAAACAGTTTGAACATTACTTAGATCCAAGACAAGTTAAAAAATTACAAGACAATCCTGAGTTATTAAAACTTGGTGGAGAACGTAGACGTTGTACGTTTTTATTTACAGATGTTAGAGGTTTTACATCTTTATCAGAAACATTAGAACCAGAAGAAGTAACTGAGATAATGAACAAAGTATTAACTATCCAAGCTAACGCTGTAAAATTTTATGATGGAATGGTAGATAAATATATTGGTGACGCCATGATGGCCATATTTAATGCTCCTATAGACTTAGATAAACATGAAGAAGCAGCAGTTTTATGCGCTAAAGAAATACAAGATAAAGTAAAAATATCTGGTTTAGGAATAGAAATAGGAGTTGGTGTTAATACAGGGTTTGCTGTAATAGGCAATATGGGATCTGATACCAGGTTTGACTATACAGCTATTGGTGATTGCGTAAATGTAGCAGCACGTCTTGAATCAGGAACTAAAGATGCAGGCGTTGATATACTCATAGGACAAGAAACTGCCAAAAATTGTAGTTTTGAGTTAAAATCTTTAAAAGACTTAAAAGTTAAAGGTAAAGCCAAAGCTCTTAAGATTTATACTTGGAATGTAAAATGAGTAAAATCAAAAACGCCATAACAACTATTTTTAAATGGTTATGGAGTAAACTTAATATTAGATATAAAGTTACTGTATCTTTTAATAAAGAGTACGGAGACTCGGATGATACGATACATATAACAAAAAAGATAATTGTTCAAAAAGAAAATCATTTAAAATTTCGTAACGAAAAAAATAGAGAAATAGAGTATCGTAGTTCAGGTGGACTTAACTACATTATTGAGGAACTTTAATGCAACAGTTTTTATTAGCAATTATATTAGTTTTAGGCATAAGTTCTTACTACCTTTATAACGAAAACAAAACACTTACTACTAACAATGCTTTATTAGAAGGCGCTGTAGCAACGCAAAAAGATGCTATAGCAGCTTTGCAAAGCGATTTTGCTTTACAAACAGGTAGCCTTTTAGAATTACAAGGACGTAACCAAGAAATACAACAAGAAATGACAAGGTACCTTGACATTTTTAAACGTCATAATTTAACAAAATTAGCAGCAGCTAAGCCTGGATTACTTGAACCACGAATAAATAAAGGAACCAAAAATGTATTTGATAGCATCGAAGAAGATAGTCGTAATATTGATAATCTTGATGACGGCTTGCAGTTGCAGCCTGATTCCTAGTAAACAGATAGAAATTGTAGCTAAGCCGTTAGATAGGGTTATAGCTCAACCTATAATGCCTAGGGAAATAGATCTAAAAGAACCCTATTGGTATGTAGTAAGCGATAAAAACATAGATGAGTTTTTAGTGCAAATAGAAAAAGATCAAGATCAAATTGTTTTTGTAGCTATGTCTATACCAGATTACGAGCTTATGGCTTACAACATGCAAGAGTTAAAACGTTATATTAACGAACTTAAAGAGGTTGTTGTGTATTATAGAAAAGTAACAATTGACAAACCAGATGAATAATCTGCTAAAATCAATGAACCATTAATATTCAAGGGAGGATAATATGGATTTTATAAGTAATATAGTAATGTGGGTAACAGCAATAGTAACATGCAGTTCTATTATAGCTGCTTGCACTAATACTCCTAAAGATGACGAATTTATTAGTAATTTTTATAAATTAATAGATTTATTAGCTTTAAATGTTCTTAAAGCAAAAGATAAGTAAATGTTTAGGGAGAGATATTAAAATGCACATATCTAAAGAAGGTTTAAATTTAGTAAAAAAGTTTGAAGGTTGTAAGCTTGAAGCTTATCGTTGCGCCGCAAATGTGCCTACAATAGCTTGGGGACGAACTAAAGATGTAAATATGAGTGATACTTGTACGCAAGAACAAGCAGACGCATGGCTTGAAGAAGAAATAGTAGAGTATGAAGAACATGTACACAAAGCCGTAGAAATGCCTTTAAGTCAGCACCAATTTGATGCTTTAGTATCTTGGACTTATAACTTAGGGCCAAGCAACTTAAACTCATCAACTATGCTTAAAGTCTTAAACAAAGGCGAATACGAAGACATACCAAGTCAAATAAAAAGATGGAATAAAGCTGGAGGCCAAGTAAAAGAAGGTCTTGTAAGGCGTAGAGAAGCAGAAGCTTTATTATTTGAAGGTAAAGATTGGGAGCATGTATAAAAAATGCCTCTTAGCAAGATTTTATTTAAACCAGGTATAAACAGAGAAGGAACTGAATACGATAATACAGGCGGTTGGTTTGACGTAAATCTTGTGCGTTTTAGAAAAGGAAGGCCAGAAAAGTTTGGAGGTTGGACTAAAGATAGTCAAAATACTTATCTTGGTACTGCTAGAGCTTTACATTCATGGACATCTCTAGGTGGTACTAAATATTTAGGTTTAGGTACTACTTGGAAATATTATATAAAAGAAGGAGACAGTTACGCAGATGTTACCCCCATACGAGCCACGACTACTAATGGCATTGTTTTTTCTGCTACTAATGGCAGCTCTGTTATAACAGCAACCGATGATGATCATGGTGCTGTAGTAAATGATTTTGTAACTATATCTGGTTCTGCTAGTTTAGGCGGCTTAATAACTGCTGCTGTATTAAATCAAGAATACCAAATCTCCTCTGTTACAACAGATACGTATACTTTTACAGCTAAAGACACATCTGGCACCACAGTTGTAGCTAACTCTAGTGATAGTGGCAACGGAGGCTCTGGAGTAGATGGAGCTTATCAAGTAAATGTAGGTTTAGACTCTTATGTTACTGGTACTGGTTGGAGTTCTGGAACATGGGGCGAAGGCACCTTTGGCTCTACCACATCTCTATCTAACACTAATCAGCTAAGACTTTGGACCCATGACCATTTTGGTGAAAATATTATTATTAATCAAAGAGCTGGTGGTATTTTTAGATGGGTAGAAAACAATGGTACAACAACAAGAGCTTTAAATCTTTCAACTATAAGTGGAGCTAATCTAGTTCCAACAGTAGGACTACAGGTTATTACCTCTGAAAAAGATAGACATTTAATAATATTAGGAGCTGATCCTGTTTCTAGCGGAGCAAGAACAGGCGTTATAGATCCTATGCTTATAACTTTTAGTGACCAAGAAAATGAATTAGAGTTCCAGCCTTTGATTACCAATACTGCTGGAGACTTAAGATTATCTTCTGGCTCTTCTATTATTGGTTCTACCAAATCAAGACAAGAGATTCTTATATGGACTGATACTGCTCTGTATAGTATGCAGTTTGTTGGACCACCTTTTACTTTTGCAGTTAACCTTATTAACGAAGGTACTGGTCTGATAGGCCCTAAAGCAGCAGTTACATCTGCTTCAGCTATTTACTGGATGTCATCAACTAATTTTTATGCTTACACAGGTAGCGTGCAAAAAATTCCTTGTAATGTTCACAGTTATGTATATGGAGACATAAACTTTGGTCAATCATTTAAAACTCATGCCTTTACTATTACTGAAAAATCTGAGGTAGGTTGGTTCTATTGCTCATCAAGTTCTACTGAAATAGATAGATATGTTATTTATAATTACGAAGACCAGATATGGTATTACGGAGAATTAATAAGATACGCTTGGCTAGATAGTGGTATAGAAGATTACCCTAGAGCTACTTACGATGGTTACTTGTATGAACAAGAAACTGGATTTAATGACGATGGTAGTCCTATGACCAACGTTTTTATAGAAAGCTCAGACTTTGAAGTAGGTGAAGGCGAACAATTTGCCTATATACAAAGAATGTTTCCAGACTTTAAGTTCTTATCTAATTCCTCTGAAGGTAAAGTTAATTTAGTTTTAAAAACTAGAGATAACTCAGGAGAAACTTTATCAACCAATTCAACTAGCTCTGTAGGATCTACAACAGGTCAGATAAATCTTAGATCAAGAAGTCGTCAAGCTGTATTGCGTGTAGAGTCAGATGACGATGATACCACTGGTAACGATAACGTAGGTTGGAGACTAGGAGCTACTAGGTTAGATATTAAATCAGATGGCAGAAGATAGTGGCAAAGTTATTACCAACCAGCCTTCCGCTTGCTCAAGGCGACATATCTGCTGAAGTTTTTAATAGATTAGTTAGGATTCTTGAGTTAAACTTAGGACAGTTCGACCCAAATCGAACGCCGCAGTTCAATGATACCGAAATTGCGCAATTAAACTTTTTAGAAGGTGACGTTATATGGAATA